CTCAAGAACGGCACGTTCAAGTTCCTGCGCCCCGACGACATCCAAGGTGCACCCAAGTACATGCCCGTTGCGTACGCGGGCATGGGCTGGATGGCGATCAAGAAGGGCGCCGTCGAGGACCTAAAGTATCCGTGGTTCTGGAGCGAGCTCCAGACGATCGGTCCTTTGGTCGACATGAACTCCGAGGACGTGGCGTTCTGCCGGTCGCTCAATGCGGCCGGTCACCAGGTCCATATCGACACGACGATCCGCGTCGGTCACCAGAAGAGTCTGATAATTTAATTACAAATTGTAAGGCTCTGGGGTGTATGTTGAACTCGTAGACGTGTTTGTGAGGGGTGCACTAAAAGTATAAATGGCCTTTGCGCCCGTCAATGGAATTGTTAAAACGGCCGTACCATCCGCCTTTTTCACAACCAGGTTACACCCGTTGATGCGGTCCGAGCAGCAAGCCGTCCGGTTATAGATGACAATCTTGGAGATGACCTTGTCGGCCCCCAGATCGAGGGTCATTGCTGAATTTGGATCATTGGTCGAGTGTGGGACGCGCATTCCAGAAGCTCCACTTTCCGCGTGAATCCCGTCAATCAGGTACTGGGGACCATATTTATTAGGATCGCTTGCATAGACTGCTGGTGTGATAGTTGGTGTGATACCGGTGGTAATTCTGGCACCACTCGCGTCAAACACATCAATGCCGAGGAGGTTCATCCATTCGGCCTTGTTATCGGCACGGGCCACCTGAACGGTCTTTCCAGTGATCATACCAGAAGGAACGGTTGGTGCCGCAGCCGCAGCCGCGAGGCCCCACGCCGGCCGAGGCGGCGGAGGCAGAGGCGGAGGCGGTTCTGTAGCCGCAGCTGCTGCACCTACAGGAGCCGCTGGGGTCGTTGTGCTGGATGAAGAAGCAAGACCCGCAGCCAAAGAAGACGACAACATACAGCAGCAGCATACACCCAGGAGGGCCAAAATCATACCCGTGTTGTCGTCGCTCATTTATACCTTAAACTCATTTTTTAATTCGTCGATCGTCTGGTAGTACCTTGCCAGATCCTTTCTAAAACGTGCATCCTGCTTGGCTCCCGTCTTGACGATCCAAGCAAGATTTGCCTTGGAGTACTTTGTCCGGGTCTGGTTCTCGGTCGGCTTGCGCGGCGAAACCTTCTTGGCCTTCACGGGCACGTCTGGATCGGCCCCCGGGCGCTTGTCTATAAAGCTCAGGGCCTGCATGACCGTATCGGCCAGGTCGTCCTTCTTCGTGTGCTTGTCGAAGAACGGGACCCACGTCTCGTTTGTTCCGGTCGCCGCTATGAACGCCCGTGCGCGTTCGATCGAAGCCTTCTTGCGCTTGGCGTACATCTCGCGACCCGGTCCTGCAAAGTCGGGGATCTTGTGGCGCGCGTCCCAGATGACGACGTCTTTTTGCTTCACTAGGAAATAGGTATGCAGAAGGTTCTCGATGCCCTTCATGCCCCGATTCTTGTCGGGCTGCTTTTCAATCACGACCGTCCGGGCATCCAGGATCCATGGTTTCGCGTCGAGGTGGCGGACCATACACGGAAAGATCCCGTCGGCGTGGAGCGGCGGAACGCCCGAAACATCCCAGTGGTGGATTTTCTTATCAACTGGATTAATTAAACACATTGCAAGATTCTTAATTCCACAATCGATAGAGAGAATCATAACTATTGTTAAAGATTATTAGGTTTTTAAGTAAAATGGCCGACGAGCTCATTTGTTGGTGGTGCGTGCACTCTTTGCCATGTCTGCCATGTATTCATCTTCCCGTGAAACATGACGAGAAGAGGGATAAATTTATTACGAAAGGGAATTTCTGTTCTTGGCAATGCGCGAAAGCGTACGCTCTTGACATGAACACGTCGAGGTCCGGGGAGATTCAGATGATTTTGATGATGATGCGCCGACGGGCGTTCGGGAAGTACATGCCTCTATGGCCGGCGCCAAAACGCGAGGCTCTCAAAGTTTTCGGCGGTACTTTGACGATCGACGAGTTTCGCAGTTTTGGCGGGCTGGTCGAACCGCCTATGGTGTGCTTTCCGGATCAGAAACAGCTCATACAGACGGTCGGGGTTCAATTGATTAAACAGACTGAAGGAGCGGTCACGGCAGCACCAACGAATTCTAGAGGTAAATTAGCCGCTATCGACTCGGCGACGTCTCAGGGTGATACACTCAAACTCAAGCGCAATAAGCCACTCGAGAGGACGAAGAGCAAACTCGAGAACGTCCTCGGGATCACACGCAAGGCTCAGACTTAAGTGTGAAGTTTTTTGATGATGTCATCAATCTCGTCGAGCAATACTTCACGACGCGTCGTGGGGCCCCGGGGTGCCGGGGCACGAGTCGGAGCGGCCCTAGGCGCCGGAGCGGCCCTAGGCGCCGGAGCGGCCCTGGGCGCCGGAGCGGGAGCACGAGTCGGAGCGGCCCTGGGTGCTGGGGCGGGGGCTCTCGACAGAGGCGGCGCGGCCCTTGGCGCTGCGGAGGGCACTCCAAACTCTGCAGCTCCTGCGGTAATGGGCTGGGACAGCGCGCCACCCATCAAGGGCGCGCCGCCACCTGCAAGCTGGGTCATCGCGCCAAAACCACCACCGCCCGTAATCTGGGTGATCGATCCAACGCCGCCACCGCCCGTAAAAGCTCCACCACCCACACCGCCACTCTCCATATCGGCCCGGGCCGCTTGGGCCGCCTGTGCCGCCCGGGCATCCTGGGCCGCCTGGAGTACTGCCTGCGGCTGCTCCATGATTTGTTGAGCGGCCGTTGGAGAAGGCGCCATTATGGGGGTCACCGTTCCAGGAATTGGCATGATGGGTGGCGGGCCTACAGGCGGCGCAGATGCGGCGAGAATGGCCTTCGCCTGATTATCGTCAATTGTCGTACCCGATGCAGCGGCGACGGCGCGAATGATCCGAGCCTCTTCGTCGCCCGGATTGAAGTCCATTGAGCGCTCGTACGTAACCGGTGCGAGCACGTACGACTCGAAGTTCGTGAATTTCAGAATCAATAGGGCGATCAGGAGGCCCACGATTATACTGATAGCCAGCTTCATTCTGTTATGTTGCAACATAAAATTAAACGTCCATTCCCACCACCGAGCTCATGGAGAAGGGCACGAGTCCCTGAGTCATATTGGGAGTCGCGATGATGGCCGGAGGCTGGGGCATGGTGACTCTCTGCGTCATCACGGTCTGGATGCCGGCGTCCGTCGCGGTGGGGTCAATGCGGGGAATGACCGGTGGCTGCTGAATCACTGGCCTGAAATCCGGCATCGGCGGCAAGGGCGTCGCGGACGTGACTGGAGGTGGGGGTGGAACGTTAGGATTCATGAGGACGATGTCCGCGACAGAAGCGGGTGAGGAAGCTTCGTACGTCGCCGGGGGTTGAGCCATCTGAGGTGCTTTAAGAGCCTCGTCGGCCACGGAAGGCTCTGGGGCCGGGGCCGGGGCGAACCCTGAAGCCCTGGGAACGAACAATAGTATCACTAGAGCGAACAGCATACCAAGGGCGAGTCGGCGCGGCCACTTGCTCATTTACTTAAACCCAAGTTTATGTTTTTGCTTGTTTGTTGGTTTGGACTTGGGGACGTCCGGGTCGGTGCTCCTGACCCAGACGGGCCCTATATGAGCTCTCCACTGGATTGAATTTTTGTCTAAAATTTTACGACAAATTACACAAGGCAGGGATGTTCCGATACCACCATCCCGTCTGACCCGACTGACGACCAGGTCGCCATACTTCCTGTGGATCCAGTGAGCGAGACATGGCGGATGGACGCCCTGACGCCGGGCCTGAAGATGGAGCTCTTTCAGGAGCCGACGTTCGGCGCAACACGTGCACGAGTTACCCATCGAAGGCCCGTACTACCGGGCAACGGCTGGTGCTGCACGTCATCATCATTTGACGAAAAAACGTTGGTCCTTCTTATATGGAGTTGGTTCTCCTCGGCGCCATCCTGATCCTCTTGATCATCATCGGAATCGTGATCTTCAGACAGCCCAGGCACAAGACGGCTATCGTGTCGCTCGTCAAGGACCCCCATGCATTCGAGACGTGGGTCACGTATCACAAAGAGAAGATGAAGATTGATAAATTTTATGTATTCCTGGACGATGAATCAGAGGCTCTGAACTTTGATGATCCGGCTCTAGAGATCCATAGAGATTGGAAGGGTCGTCTGGGGTTTCAATTTGATGACAAAATTGATGAACCAGCAAACGTCCGGGTCAAGCAGCAGCTCATCTCCGAGGAAGGCGCACGCCTGGCCCAAAAGGACGGGATCAAGTACTTGGTCCACATAGACTCGGACGAGCTTTTGTACGGGCCCAAGCCTGCCGCCCAGGTGTTCTCGAGTTATCCAGTCGATGCATTTCATATGAAGAATTCAGAGCTCGCCCCGGACCGCAAGGATTACAAAAACTGCTTCATGGAAGGGACGTGGTTCCACGGGGATCCCCAGAAATTCATAGCGTACGGGAACGGCAAGGGTGCCGGCGTCGTGGGTCAGTCCATGCCGCACGGCCCGCACAATTTCATGGGCTCCAGGGTCAAGGACATCCCCGAGGACGAGCTCAAGGTTTTGCACTACCCGAGCTGCAACATCGATGAGACGCTTAAAAGGGCCAAGAATTATGGTAAATTCCAGGACGATTCGGCCGGGTGGTCAGACCACCACAAGGAGACGCGGGACGTCCTGACAGCGTGCGGAGCCGATTGCAAGGAAAAGGCCGAGGCCCAATTTGAAAAGAGAATGGCCGGACCGGATTCCTACCAGGTTGACCTAGGGCTTTAAAAAACATGTCCTGTCCGGCCCAAAGGGTCTTGGTTTCTGAGGCCATTCACCAAAGCAAAGCATGGAGCACCCCCTTCGCGACTACGCCCGTACGCACTTCGAGACGGCCATCGGCACCGGCCCGACGGCGCGCAACATCGAGCGCTCAGTTTACAACTGGGCCGTTCAGACGACGCGCGAGCGCGGCGAGGGGTCGAGCTGGGAAAACCGCCAGTTCCGCATGCAGTACAAACAAAAGGTCTACGGTCTTCTCAAAGAGTTGACGCGAGGGCTCGTGGCTGGTCTGACGCTCGAGGTCAAGGACGGTCTCGTCACGGCAAAAGTCGCGGCGGTACCGCAGCTCGTGAACCGCTTGCGGCGTAAAGAGCTCGAGGCCAAGAACCTGGCGCGCTATCCGGCCGAGGTGCTCTGGCCCGACGGCCCGATGGCCGCCGCCATATTTAAGCGCTACGCGCGCGAGCTGGAGATGGAGGCGGCCAGGATGAAGGATGAGGACTACAACGGCCTCTTCAAGTGCGGCAAATGCAAGAGCGTCAAGACGACCTACTACCAGATGCAAACTCGCTCCGCGGACGAGCCCATGGTGCGTTACACACTTTCTTATATTCTTGCGATCGCGTTACTGACTCTCTTCTCCTTCTCGCAGACCACCTACGTCACCTGCAAGAGCTGCGGGAACCGATGGAAGTGCTGAACGCCATATACTGCTTACCAATCGCCGCCGCTCAGGATGTTCGCGATACCCCTGTTTTAATGTCTCAGCCAATTTGACTTTACGTTCCGGAGTCCACTGCACACGCCTTTTAGCCACCATAATATCTCGGTTGGTTTCCCACATCCGTTTACTCTTTTCCGAAAGAAGCTTCTTCGTCTCGTCGGAATGCCGTCCACCCGAACCGCCACACGTCAGGTTATATCCATCTGGATGAAGCGTCCCTATTTCCTCTATAAATTGTATCTCCTTGGCGTCTAATTCAGCCTGAGTACACTCGTGCGATTCCCATAGCACGTCTACACAGAAACAATCCTTCCCATATTTTTTTATAGCATTTTTGAGTTTTGGGCTTACTGATGTGCCGCTGTTTCCACAGTGTTCGCGGAATCTTTCAGTCAGATCGCGAGTCGTCTGACCGATGTACTTCTTCCCATTTTCTAAATTTTCTATACAATAGACCAGATTCTTCATTATGCACCAACCTATGATTACCTTTATATATATTATTTTGTTGTGTAATAGCACCAATGCCCGCCTCGCCCAAGGCCACCAACTTTATGAACGTGAAGCGTCGCGTCATCATGAAGACCGCGTCAGGAAAGTACATCGTCCGGACCGAGAAGGGCGTCAAGTACGCCCCCAAGGCCAAGTTCTACAAGAACCCCCAGGGCTCGACCGTGAACGTCAAGTACGCCCACGCCAACGTCGCCATCCCCAGCCCGATCCGCCCCAAGCTGATCCGCAAGATGCGTAAGAACTATGGCGAGCCCCGTGGCAAGTACGCCGCGCGCGTGCCGGGCGTTCGCGTCCACCACGTCAAGCGCAAGGCGTACATCGGCGCGATGTTCGAGGGCTACGCGCCCAAGCGCCCGGTCGGCCGCCCGCGCAAGCACAAGGTGAGCCCGGGCCCGAACATGGGTCTGGCGGCTCTGTTCGGTGGCAAGCCAGTCCGCAAGGCTCGCAAGACTGCGTAGATTTAGATAAAAACAATTATGACACAGTCAAATATATGGACTTGGTCCGAGTATGGACCGATGTCGGCGCCCGTAAACCCGTCGCGCTCCTCGCCAAGATTGTCGAGCGTGACGGGGTCATTTTCACCATCAGATACCTGACCGAATCTGATGATAAAATTTGGCGCTACGAAGAAGATACGTACGAGATTGACGATGATTCGATCGCCGAGCACCTCGGTACAGCCACTGAAGAGGATGTAGGGTTCAGGCAGTTCGGGGACGGCTTCGTCAAGGCTGATTCGGACGAGGACTATGTCCCGTCGTCCGAAGACGGCGAGACATCGGAGGACGAGGACGAAGAGGACGAGGACGACTTCGAGGCCGAGGACGACGCCGACGACATCGAGTCCGACGCCGAGTCAGAAGAAAGTCTTGGTGAAGAGTAATGAAGACCGGACCTATTTTCTGGATATTATTGATTGTCGCCCTTTGGCTGCTTTTTGTTCGCAAGTCTGAGGGGTGCGCCTGCGGTATCGCCGGTTAAAGAGAATATATCCTGTTAATTAAATGTCGATCACGTCCAAGTTTATCAAGGCTTTCGATCCCAAGTCGGAGGTGCACGTCGCGTGGCTCTCGGAGATGAATGACATGGCCGAGAAGATGGGCGACCCCAAGGCTCATATTTCCCTCGTCGAAAAGGTCAATATGAACCCTATGAATATTAAGCTCGAGCAGCGTGATGCGCTCGACTGGCCGAACATCCACTTTGTACTTCTGGCGACGTACGCCAAGGCGGTCATGAAGGGCAAGGCATTTATTCCGACTCAAAAAGTTCGTTAAATCTATTCTGGTAAAATTCACAAGGAGCACTGAACTGAAACACGTTGCCTGAGAATGAATAACTCGATTTCTTCTTCAAAATTTGATCGACCGAAATCATATCGAGGATATTCCTCGTGCACTCCAGTTTGAGATCGTCAAACTCCCGCTCGCGCACGAAGACGTGCACGAGATCCTGGAATCGACCTTCGGGTAAAATGAGTGTCCCGGGCCGGGTCATATCGGGCCACTCCTTTTTCTCTATATAATGCGTCTCGATCATAGTACTTATATTTACGGCGTCCTGTAATTCCCTGAAGCCCACTATGGCCAACCGTTTATTTTCGTTAATTTTAAGAGTAAATGCATTATTAGGATTGGAATGGATCGTGTAGTACTTGCGCGACTTCTGATTCGTTCGCGAGACCCGGTTCAGCCGCGTGGGTGGAATCGATATCGTCGCCATCTTGCTTACTCTAGGCCGAGAGTCTTTAGCTGAAAAAACATGTCATGTCCGAGCCAAGGTCCAGGGTCAGGCCTTCAAAGTCACCCAAAAAGTCGCGACGCCTAGTAAGCAACATGGAGTGCTCTGTCTGCTACGGAGAGTCGGGCCCCTTCCAGAAGTTGAGCTGCGGCCACGACTTTTGCGCGGGCTGCGTCAAGACGTGGTACCTGAAGGGCACGGGGACGGGGTGCCCCATGTGCCGCGCTCCCATCTACTTCAGGGGGTTTCACAAGGTTCGCGACCAATGGAGCGCCGAGGCTCACGAGACCAAGTGTGCCGAGGTGTTCGGTGAGGCTATCGAGTCGTGCATTACACAAGCCTTCGAGTACGCGGAGGCGTTCCCTAAACGCTGGCGCTCCATGATCCTGCGCGAGATCATTGAGGACGTCAAGGATCTCGAGCGAACGTACCGCGCCCTCGTGGCCTATGGCGCCGAGCCAGAGGAAATCGACGACGCGTTCTACTATGAGGACTACTACTCGGACCGCCACCTCGATAAGTGCTCGTACATAGACGAGCCTCTCAAGGACCTGGCCCCGAAGCGCACTGCAAAGGGCGCCGCACGCCGCGGCAAGCGCGCAAGAGCTCTCCAGGACACATGGGCGAGCTTCACGTTCATAATTGATTTTTAATACCATTCACGAGCCCTTCCGCATTGAACCCCAGTCCGAACGCCACTCCCAGCGCCATCAGAATGAGTCCCAGCGCGAGCAGACCCATGTTCCGCTTCGACTTGGGCTTTTTGTTCTCCTTCGTAACCAGAATCAGACCTGGAATCCCGAACGCGAGGCCAATCAGGAGCGAGGTCGCCAACGCGCCAAGCGCGCCGCCAGTGCCTGCAAAGCTCTCTAAAAAAATCGACTTGTACTTTCCCATTTAATTTTAGTCAATATTTAGTTTCTGCCCGCTGCGTACGAGTCGAGACCCCGCGAGGACGAGTAGGAATGGCACGACGACGAAGGTCAGAATACGGGCCGGCTCGGGTTCCAGCTTCAGCACGTTACGGGCTCTGTTGTACACGGCCCCGTCCAGAGTCTGATCGCCCACATTGTCCGACTTGGAGTCCTGGATCCAGTCAGATTGATAATTGAAAATCATCACGAACGATACGTACACGAGCAGGACTCCGAGGGCCTGCCGGCGATGGACGAATTTTATGGACGGATCGATCCATGCAAGAATGTAAATTGCTAGTAAAATTACAAAATGCTTGATGAAGAGACCAGCCTCTGGACTGAGCGTATGGAGCCACTGGAGCCATGGTCGGCTCGTGAAAATCAGACCAAGAACCGCGATCGCTCCGGCCAGACGAAGATGCATCATCTTTCCTACTACAAGCACACAGATAAAAGCGCGAGCCGTCTAGAAAGTACAATGGAAGCTATCGAGGCTGTTCTTGACCTGGCGAAGGAGCGTGATGAGCTGGCGAACGACCTGGAGACTTACGAGTCCTGGTTCGAGTCCCTGGTCGGCAAGGAGGTGACCCTGGCCGTCAAGCACAAGAAGAAGACTCGCTTCATGGACTGCATCGTGGTCGAGTTCACACAGGGCGAGGGCTGGGAGCTCAAGGCGGACGACGATGACGAGGTTTACATGGTGACCTTTGAGGACTTTGTGGAGGGCCGGGTCTGGGTGACGAAGAATTAAATTTGTTGTATAATATTAAAATGGAAGACTCTGTCGCAGACATTGAGCTGCGTAAGGAGCGTCGCCCCAAGTTCCCCTCGATAAAGAACGGCTTCCTGCTGCTTCTGATTTCCTTCGGTGCGACCATGGATCGCACCAAGGCGCTGATCATCACGTCCCTGTACTTTCTCCTAGTTGCTTTGTTCCCCTAGGCACTCAGCCAGCTCTTCACAGAAGGCCGTGAGACCAGGCATGGCCACGTTAGCCCAAAACTCCTCGTCACGATCTATGTCGTGACTCAGCACCTGGTTGTTGTACTGCTCGACCAAACGAGCCCGTACAAGACCCAGCATCTGCAGATAGACCTGAACCTGGACCATCTCGTAATCGACGACGCGCCGGAACAGGCGGTTCGTACGATTCTTGATCTCGACCAGGACTCGTGACCCGTCTGGGCACTCCTCGATCCGGTCAATCTTCCCACAGACCACAAACTTGTGCCCTCGGATTTCGGCCACATCCAATTTGTAGAATGAATTGTCCCGTACCAGGCGCGCCCCAGTATCGGCCTCGACCTTGTCGGACGTCTTGTCCTCTGAGCGCGTCCCATGGGTCGTGTAAACCTTGGACCGGACGTGCTCGATGACCTCGGCCTTCTGCTCGGCGCTCAATTTCGAGTCCGAATTGACAGCCGCCTTGGCCTCCTCGAACGTCCGGGCCGCCTCGGCCGAATCTTTGGCCTTGACCGCGAGGGCACCAGCCAGAACCTTCCGGGCCTCGTCCGACGCGCCCAGGGCTTCCTCGGCCCGATCCCTCTTGGTCTTGCCAGTGAACGTGTCCGGGCTGTACTTCTTCCAGAGTTCGTCTAGGACCTCCTTGCGAGGCTTGTATGGATTGCGACCAAGGATCGCGGCGACTTCACTAGCCTTGAGTGTGATCTTCATTTTGCTATATAAAAGGTCGTGTCTCTATATAGCAAAATGCTCGTCATGGCTCTCGCACGACCTGTTTTTTCCATCCGGGCCGAGGGGTCCGGGAAAGTCACTATCAAAAATGTAAAGGTTGCGATCCAACACGCTCAGAATATCTGTTACGGCTATGAGAATGAGCCGGCGTGTCGCGTCGCGTGGGACCACGTCGAGGAGATATCAGCGGCCTATGCACGTCAGCGAGATCGTGAACTTTTGGCCCAGAGACAGTGTGAGGAGGATCCACTGGCCTGCCGCGAGTATGACGTCTAGGCCGCCGCGCGCAACTTCTTGAAAACGGCCCACGAGATGAATGCAGCCTGGAATATCGAGAAGGCGAACAGAATCATGCGCTCGTTCGACTTGGAGCAGTCGCAGTGCTTCTTGCGCTGGCTGTCGATGTACGATATCGAGACGCCGATGTACACCAGGGTCGCCAGGCCCACAGGTGCGGCGACTAACTTGACGAGCTTCTCCTTGCCCGACAGGATCACAAACTGGAAGGCAATCACGGCCATGAAAAAGTACTTCATGTAGTCCCGGCGCCAGTCCTTGGAGCAGCCGCACCGCTTCTTCTCGAGATTCATCACCCAGCCCAGAGCGAAGCCCCAGAAGATCAAGTTAATGATGACAGGGATGGTGAGGTCCTTCATAGGTACAATAGTCTGACATTAAAAATACTGAGTTCCCAGACCCCAAAATAACCCGCCGCCAACGAGCCCAATACAAATAAAATTCACGACGAATTTATTAAACGGCGAGACGGGATGAGGCTGGGGCCACACGGGTACGGGAACGATGACGTGTTGGACCTGTTGAGCATGAATAGGCACGGGCAAGTCCGCCCGACACATAGGGCACTTTGTCACGTAACACTGGATGTGGACCTTCTTGTGGCAACACCCGAGCTCGACGAGCGTCCCTAAGAGCGGCTCGAGGCACACTGGGCACTCTGGTTCCATGCCTTTACATTAGACCAAGTCTTAAATTCGTGTCCTGATCCGGCCAGTCTCCTCAATTTAGTTTATAAATTCAACAATATGGACCCTTCGACGAAACGTCAGAATAAGCGCGACTCGGCCAAGAAGTCCAAGGACCATTCAGTTTATACTCAAAAATCAATCCGGGTCAAGGAAGCTATGACACAAAGAAATATTCCCAGTGAAAAGTATGGAGGCGCGAATAAAAGCGGCAAAGAACCTCTCCAATCGCGTGCGTCTAAATAAGAAGAACTGGCCAACCCCCGTGTCGTATATGGGAGGTGGTGTGTACGGTCGGGTATTTGCAACGAATAATGGTAGACTCATGAAGATTCAAAAAATGAATTCTACTACAGAATTCAACATTCTCAAGCGCCTTGGATCCACCGGTATGGTGCCCAAGGTGAAAAATGGAAATATCGTCAAACTCAAATTGAAATCGGGTAATACGAATATTACTAGAGAACTTGGGTATGGGTCTAAGAATATTAATAGTTTGAATATGTTTATTATGAATCGTGTCGGGGCAATGACCTTGAAGCAATATTACAAGTTGAACCCGCCCACTAAAATTTATGATAAATTTATACAAAATTATATACGCTGGCTGGTTAGACGTCTTCAGATGGCGGGCATCGAACACGGGAATTTGCACCGAGATAATATAATTGTTTCTACGAATTCTAAAGGACAGATTTCAGGTATGTGGCTCATAGATTTTGGAAAATCTAAATATCACAATGCGGTTCCAAACCGAAATCTCATTTCATATATGAAATTGTACCGACATAATTACACTCCGGCCCCCAGCGCCAGACGCAAGTCGAGCCCTAAAAAAACGCGTTCTGTGCCGCTGAGGAGGACGAGAAGCGTTCAGTAAGTCACCCAAAAACAAATGGCGCCCCTCATTACTCCCGGCCTCAAGTTCTTCGCCGAGCGCATCGACCCTCTGTACCCACCAACGGGCCTGTACCCGACCATGTCGACCTATCAGTACGGGTTCGACCTCGAGGGTGGCCCGGTCAAGAATGAGCTCTATGTGGTTTGCCAGAACGGCACTATTCAGTCCGTCAACGAGCCGAACCGGCCCATCGGCTGGGAGCTCATCGAGGAGGGTAGTAACTGGTACTACCGCGTGACTCAGATGAACCACCCGCGCAAGAGGGCCATGGTCACCTACCACAGTCGGGTGGAGGACCCACCCGAGGGGCGCGGTCCCATCGGCTCGGTCGTTGTCGCGTGCCGTCGCACCGAGGACCTTCCTCAGAATGCCGAAGTGACCGAGCAGAAGGATGACGGTGAGGAGGTGATCTCCTCGAAGCTCGCCAAGATTGCGACCATCGATCCGCTCCTGGCGCACTGTGCGGTGATCGTGAACGACCCGGCCCAGACGGACGCAATGGCGCGGTTCGCCGAGGGCAAGATGAGCTACGCCGAGGTGCGGGGACTTTGCGGTTAGGAAATGTCTAGTGAATGTAATGAACGTACCGGCCTGTGAGAAGTGCCTTTACTTTATCAAGGGTCCCTACGTCCGCACGGGTCGCTGCTCGCGCTACACAGCTTACAGGGGTCGGGGTAAACTTGTCTATGAATTTACGGACGCCGTCCGACAGGATCCGAGAAGATGCGGACCGGAAGGGCGCCTCTTCGTCTCGCGTGAAAAAATCGAGTCGCGTGATCGCCGAGATATTCTATGGCATCTATTAGAGCAAGACGAATAAGATGGTCGAGACGTGTATTCACGTCCGGATCACCGTCCGCCGGGTCCAGCGCCACCCGATCACGAAGCGGACCATTCGATCCACGACCCTTCTTAAAAAGCACGTGGTACGAGGCGCGACCTTGGGTCTCATACCGGATGCTCTGAACGATTTCGCCTTTCATCACGCCCAGGCAAATATGGGTGAGATTCTTCATATTTTGCAGGATCAGGCGACCATCAGTAGCATGTCGGCCGCCTTGGCTATTGCTCTGTTAACTTTGAAAGATTGAAGCGGACATTGGCCGGTGGATAGATGATGTTAAATGATACACGTAGCCGTCCCTTGTTGTGCCCGACCTGAAACCCCTTGGCAGGAATGATATAATCTTCCCGGGGATCCAGAACGCCCCATTCCGACGTGTTGAGAACAATCTCCCCGTCGAAGTGTGGGATCCGGATCTCCTTCCCGATAACCGAATCTGCGAACGAAATCCTAGTCGTCCATATCATGTCTATACCCTGACGCATGAATTCGGGGTGTTCCTGAACTTTGATGTGAAATTTAAGGTCTCCCGGCTCCTCTGAAGGCCCTTGGGCCTGTTCTCCGAGGCCATGACACGTGATGACGTCGCCCGCCTCTGACCCCGGGACGATTTTCAGTTCTAAATTGAGGTGCTCGAGTTTGTGGCCCTTCTGGTTGCACTCGGCACAGCCTGTCCGGGCGTGACCCCGACCGCCGCACGGCTGGCACGGCTGCTGGAACGCCATTGGGCCCATTTGCATGTGGACGTTTCCGCGGCCGCCACAATTTTGGCACTTTTTGCGGCAGGCCATGCACGGCTTCGTGAGCGTCAGTTTGAGGTTCTTGGACGCTCCCCGGTACGACTCTTCCATGGAGATGCGAATCTCGTGATCGTGGTCGGGACGCCTGACCGGTCCTCCCCGGTGGTGAGCCCCGGGGAACCCACCGAACATCTGAGCGAACAGATCGGGTGGGAACCCTCCTGCGCCGGGGGGAAATCCCATGGGATTTCCCTCGGCGCTCCCGAACTGATCGAAGTTGGCGCGCTTCTGGGGATCGCTCAGGACCTCATAGGCCTCCTGGACCTTCTTGAACTTCTCGGCGTCACCGCCCTTGTCTGGGTGGTGCTCGCGGGCAAGTTTGCGATAGGCTTTCTTGACGTCAGCATCTTGAGCCTCACGTGGAATTCCTAGGACCGCGTACGGGTCCAGGGGCGACTGAGAGGCCATCTAATTTTAGACACAAATTAGTCCTTTACTTGGAGCGCGACTTCTTGGACAGGCGTTTACGGACGGCGCTCTGGATCTTCTTGGCGGCTGTATTGGGGCTGGGGGTCTTCTTCTTGGCGGCAACCGTGACGCGACGCACGTTCCGTGGGTAGATGGGACCACGGGTCACGGGGTTGCGCGCACCCGGAATGGGCACCTTGGGGTTGGCCATCAGAAGCTCATAGTCTGTACGGAAAGCCTTTATGAGCTTACGGAAAGTTTCCTTATTGTAGTAGTTGGTACGGCCTGTCGTACGGTTTTTGATCTCGTACGCCACCATCTTTCTTGGGAACTCGAGAGTTACTGGATTGACATAATTTGCATCTAGAATTACTCTAGGTACCGCTGGGAGTGCCTTAGCCCGACTGACCCGTTCAGCCCTTGCTTTATTCAAGCGTTGTCTAATCTTTTGAAGATTGTTCATTCTATAATACTTACCCAAGATTCATTTCTGTGCGACGCTGATTCTGGGTGCGCTTCATAGTGAGTTTCATGGCTGCATTAGCGTTTGTTCCGGCCATGTTCACGAGTTTTGCATTAAGAGCAGGTGCCAAATTCGCATGGTCTTTGAGGAAATTGGCGTACGCACGAAGGAACTGCGACTGTGGCGCCCTCGCTACATTCTGGACTATTGAATTCGCGCTAACCTTCATTTGATTAGAGGAGTTCCAGAGACGGTTACTATTATTGGGCTGTAACTTACTACGTACCACTTCCCTGAACACTTGTTTTTTCTGATCGGTGGACAAATTACTACGAGCTTTAATGGAGCGAATTATACCTGCCCAATTACCTTTCGATATCAAGTTTTCAAGCTCCTTTGAATCCTTGCGATTGAAGACGCCTAGCCATTTTGTACCGGACGTGGCTGTGTTCTCCATGTTGGTGTTATTCCCGCCACCTACAATTGATCTTGAATAGCCTTCACCGCGGCTGGCACCTTGGCTCTCACCCGGTGCGGCGCGCACACCTGTTTCAAAGGTGCGTATTGCGTTATTGAGCGACTTGCGGTTGAGGCCGTTGCCGCCAACATTCTTCACCTTTTTCAGCCAGTTCAACTCGGCCTTTTTCCTGGCGACGTTCATATTTTTCCTAGGTTCGCGCAAAATCGCTGGTTTGAAAGCTGGTAATCCTGTCGGCAAAACCAAATTCGACGAAGACAGAGGCACTTTCAAGTTGATGTTGGGCCTGTTCAAGTTGTATCGCACCTTGTTTTTTGAAGGCGCATTCATATTTTTCTTGATCATATTGAAATATTTGGACATACCATTTACGAACTTACGGTTGACGTTGGTAATGGCGTAGGCGAAACGCTTGCGATCTAATCTGAATATAGCACAAAACTTGTTCAGGTCGACTGACCGAACAGGCGCGGTGATGTACTTGCGAGCACCTGGAACCTGCATCATTGTAGGAGAGTTTTGGGCGGAAACGAGCGTGCTTGCCGCACCGGCCGCACCGGCCGCCAAAAACACCGCCTCAAGAGTCAGGTTTCCGACGGGTATTTTCTTCCACGGGTGAGCCGGGGCATCTGGTCTATGAAGGTCGTACCACATGTAGTATATAGCGAATAGCGTGTATCTAAGCTGAGCAATCTCTTTGCCTTTGGCACCGGAAGCCTCACCCGCACCAACCTTGTCCTCACCGAGAGTAACGATGAGATGCGCCTTGGAAAAGTTCTGAGAGTTTCCTTGTGGCCAATTTATTATTGTAAATTTGGCTATGTCAGATTCTGCTTGTGTACTACCCTTTCCAGTTGCGGCCGTAGCGAGGTTCACGACGCTTTTATCAATCTTGAATGTATCGACGAGACTATTAATTCCAGCCTTGTCAACCTTGAACCCGTTTATAAGCCATTCACCATTTCCTACACAGACCTGTGTGAAAGCTGGTCTATAAAAACTAGTTATAGCACCCGCCGGCGCAGCTAGACGTTTGTTATTGACGACTACAGCCGAATTTACATTCTTGATATTGAGAGGTGTGGTGTACCCTTGGATACCTTCATGACCGGCCATAATCTGCTGTATATCATTTTTAGGCATGTAAGCAACTGTCGTAGCCCATAGTTTGCGCTGAATAGTAGGTATAGCCGCAACACCTGGAATAAAAGGAGCGTCTTCAAGTCCTCCTCCGCGACCAGTGGTTGTGTACCGCGCACCAAGAGATGTGGCGAGAGCCAAGTATATGGATTCTTGTGTCGGTCTAGTATTTAACGTTCCGTTTCCTGTATTGTTTTTCATTTGCTGAGCCCATAACCGACTAGTGACGTATGGCCTCAAGTTGTTCATGTACTTGGATCCCCATGTAGCACTATTAGGTAAATTATTTGGAAGTAAACTTCTATTGAAATTCGTTCCTTTTACGGCGGGCTGTTTGATATTTTTTCTCCTAGCTATATTCGCTGCAACTGCAGCGCCGCGGCGAGGTCGGCCCGATGGCTCCTCTTCTGCCCGGGGCCTCTTCGAAGACATTCCTACTCTAAACCCAGATAAAAACTTGGGCCTCCCTAGAAGTAACAATGGCCACCACCTCCAAGACTCTGATGAAGGCTCTCGACCGCGTGACTGATCTGAAGGCTGACTTGAAGGAGGCGAACGCCGAGCTCAAGGAGGCTGTCGAGGCCACGACCATGTACAAGGCGTTCCTGGCCGCCATCAACGAGACCATGCCCGACAAGGTGCCCGAGAAGACGGCCGCGGCAAATGCGTTCAAGATCACCCTGGCGATGCTGACGAAGAAGGAGGAGGGTGAGACCCAGGAGTAAAAATTCGTGTCCTGTACTCGCCTTAGAGTCTACGCGTGTAATGAAAATACCTCAAAACAATCATGTCTCCCAACTCCTCCCTTGGCTGGAACAACGCTGGCCTCCTGTGCGGCTACCAGGGCGAGTACGAGGGCGAGGAGCCCTGCTTCGTCTGGACTTACTCCGAGTTTGAGGAGTACCTGAACGAATCAATCACACCCTCGATGTATCACTTCATGGCCACTTGCGTGCTCGAGAAATTCACAAAAGATGACCTTTGGGAAATCGCAGGCGGCGATTATTGCACGGGTGACCTTGAGGCGGCGGCTGTCGATGCGTACTTTGACACGCCTCTCAGTGAACGCATCACCATGCACGAGCAGACCCTCGTGAACCTCCGGGCGGCCAAGCGCCGTGCCGAAGACAAGGAGTCGGCCGCGATCGACGCGATGCTCACCGAGAACATGCCGTTCGACGGAGCGAGCCCGATCGCACAAGAGTACGCAGATTTCATGCGGGGCCTCATCGCCAAGAACCGCGCCAAGGTGGACCGCCTCGAGAATGAGATCCACGAAGAGCAGCAGTGGCGCTCGGGAGCCGAGCCGGGCGCGTCCGACATGGAGACTGACGAGAACTACGACCCGATGGAAGAGTAATTTTGTTTGTAAATTGTAATGGACCATCCAACGATTAACGTCGCTAAACTATTCGGGGTGACCAACGGTCGCCCCTGGCCCGTCGTCAACCGCGGCAATGCAATAAATCGCGTCCAGAAAATCCTCAAATCAAACCACGTCACCGGCGTCCCCAGTCACTGGCCCAAAATTTACTACGGCCAGACCCGTGCGAACCTCAACCTCAACAGGACCTATAGAAACACAAACACGTCGACCTTGCCCGACGGCGTCTACCTTTATCTCATCGAGTACAATCCCACGACGAACCGGTACCACAAGAGTTTCGTCCGGGTCCACAACCTCCTCGAGTCGGGCTCGCGTCACTTTCAATTGCCGACCAGAAATCAGGGCAGAATCATCGTGGCGGCCGGCGAGCTCTCCAAGGAGGGCCGGACGATCAAGTTCAACTTGGAGAGTGGCACGTACACCCGAAACCTCATGAGGATCACCAGCAATTACGTCACCGAAAGCAATTACATCCGGCTCGTCAAGAACGCCCTACGCAACTCAATTCCTACTAAAAATTACACGACCAATATTCTGATCCCCAAGATCCCCGCGTCCCTCCAGAATCTCGTGAACCGGGGCAATCTGAGCTTCTACTACGGAACCTCTACGAACAAGACCAAGGCCAAGGTCCTTAAAGAACTCACAGCGGCCGGTCTTAATTCTAACAGTGCGACTAATTTAATTCGTAAATTGAAAAATTCGAGTCCTGCCCGAGCCACACAGTCCAGACCGAAGAGAAAAGCAACTCAAAATGGCAACACCACGGGCGCCCCGCAAGGCTATCGGCGGAGTGGACGTACAGCTGGAAGAGTTTGAGACGGACCTACGCGGCGTGCTCGAGTTCCAGCTAGGCCTCCGCGTCAATCACGCCCACTGGGTCGAGGCTGGTGTGCTTTTGGACGAAGATAACAAGCTGACTGAAGAGGTCATAGACGGCGCTTTCATGGACTTGGAGCACCGGTACCAGAACGCGCAGTTCGTGATGGATATCCTAGAGCAATGTCGAATTTTGATTCAGAATGTGGTCTGGGCGGCCATGAACGTCCCGATCCTTTACATCGACGCCCACATCGGAGCTGTCATCGATAACGCCCTCACGGTCTACAACCGAGTCATCTACGCTCCGCTCCGGACCGAGATGATAATGGCGAACCACAACGCCGAGGTCCTCCAGCGCACCTGGCGCCGCTGCATCACCGACCCGGCCCACCCTGCATGCCGCCGCCGTCTCGACTTAGAGCTTAGAGATTTGAACGCAATGTAGTGTAATGAACCAGTGGTGGCTTTTGCTCTTGACGTTCGTCCCTCTCCCCGTCAACCCGAAGCTGACACGTCCCGACCCCAAGAAGAACTTGTGGACTTTTGCGTGTGACGGATGGAAGTCGCCGTATCAGCTCGCCAAGGTGTTTTACATCGAGTCGGGTCCCCAGAAGTTCACCAAGTAGGGAATGTATCTAGGTTTTGAATTTTGAATTGAAATTGCAGAAGACTTTGCAGGGACGACCAACTCGTCCGCTTGGACGGCCGTGTCCTTTTTCACCGGCGGTGGTTTACGGATACGTCCGACTATGAGACCAAAAATAATACCAAACATAAACTCTTGCATTGGGTTCACCGCGACCCCATTCTTTAAAAAACATGTCGTGTGACTGACAGATGTTGAAGCGACGCCTGTCAATCAGACCCAAAGACTCAAAGACCATGGCCCGCACTTTTGTCATTTGCAACGCGCCCTCCCAGGATGAGGCCATGACGAACTTTGTGTACGTCAACCCGTTCGACGCCCGCGCCGCGTACGTGACCCTCGGTGAAAACGGCCATGTCTATAGGTGCTCCCCGCACGCCGGCGTCGACCCCGGGTGCATCGCGATCAACGCCGTCCAGCGTCGGCACATCGTCAAGTTTGCCGGCGATCCGGTCACGGTCGAGGACTTCCTGATCCCCATGCGCGACTTTGTCATCAAGGCGTGTACCCTCGAGGCGGAGTGGCTCAAGACGGGCCCGGCCGCGCCAGGCGACTTTACGGCCATCGCGAACAACTTCCGGACCCAGTTCAGCGGGCACGTCCTCGCCAAGGGTCAGAAGGTCATCCTCAAGTACGACGGTGAGCTGCTCCTCTTCACGGTCCGGAGCGCCGTCAAGGGTCTCATCACTATGCAGACCGAGTTGGGGGTCGAGTTCTGCAGTCCAGAGGTGAACGTGGTTTAAGACGTGGCGCGTATGAAATGTAATGAGTGAACTTAATCCCGAAATTCTCCGTCTCATAGAGTCCCGCATGGCAAAGGGCCGCAAGCAGTACGGTCACGGGCTCCTCAAGAACTCGGGCCTGGACTGGGTCCAGGAGGCGCTCGAGGAGGCCCTTGATCTCTCGATCTATGTCGCAGCCAAGCTTGTCGAGATTCAGAAGAAAAATGATGTCGCGCTCCCGCTAGCTCGATCAATTTAATTTATAAATTCAAGTCAAATGAACTGTGCATGTCTCAATTGCCTCGCAGTAGTGTCGGCCCCGCCAACCACCATCTGGGCCGCTACTTTTGCCAAGGAGCTCTTGAACGGATTGGTGATTCACATCGGTAACACGCCGGACGGCCGGTCAATTTATCGTGTAAATTAGCAATGGATCAACTCGTTCTCGAGATCCGATGTGGAACCCTTCAATGTCTTCTTGATCGAATTTCAAAAATAAATTCAGAGTCTGAAAAATTACGGATCGCCGTAGAGGCGTCCAGGATCGCAGACCGTATATTATCCGTGACCCCTAAAGATCACTACGCATATGAAACCATCGAGTCCAATCTCGAACATTTCAGTCTGGCTGTATTCTGCAATCATCAAGAATGGGCCCAGCAGTCGTTGGATAATATTAAGGAAATATCTCGCCCATTATTCTAATGGCAGGCTTCATCTCCGAGCCAGACTACGATCTCGGGAAGGTTCTCAAGTACCGCAAGCGCAACCCCGTCGGGGAGGACATGTACCTCTTACCTGACGGGACCATAGTTTCAGATGAATCCAAAATTGTAAAAGTTCAGAGAATTTTCAAGGACAATTACTACAAGCCAGAGGGCAAGGGGGCGCAGAAGGCCCTTGAAAAATATAGGTCGTGTCCTCCAGACGATTCTTCAATTTCAAAGTAAAATTCAAAATTCAAAATGGTCAACACCTTCGTCCCGTTCGCGGACATCGGGGCGTGCGCCAAGGCGCTGGACTACCGGAGGCTAGGAAAGCAGAGGGTCGAGGCTTGGCAATTATGGCGGGCCTTGAATGGAATCACAAAAGGGTGGGTCAACCACCCTGCGACGCTCATGTGGAAGGGCCACACCTGCTTTCTCGCCAAGTACATGAACACTATGATTGACGAGTGGGTAGCCCGTGGCTACAAGAACAACATGGCGCGCCTTCCGCACTGCGCCAACCCACGGCCGCCGTGGTGGTGGGGTTGGGACCCTATCCACAAGTCTCACCAGGCGTCCCTGAACCGCAAGAAGCCCGACTATTATCACTTTGACGTGGGGTCCTGGGGCGCGTACGGGTACGTCTGGCCGTCCAAGGTTCAATTTCAATACAGAATCAAGAACCCGGAACCTGATAAGGTTTGTGAACCATTGTAGACTAAATGCTCAACCCACGGAATCTCGCCCAACGCCGCTACATAGATTTACTCGCGTCCAAGATTCCCATCGTGATAGGTTCTGGCCCGGCCGGAACTGGCAAGACTCTCTTGGCGTGCAATGTTGGATCGAAAACCCTCCTACGTGGGGGCGTCTCGAAGTTGATCCTGACTCGTCCGGCCGTAAGCGTCGACGAGCAGCACGGGTTCCTTCCCGGAACTCTCGAGCAGAAGATGAGTCCATGGACCCGGCCCATGTTTGACGCCCTCTCGAGGTACTTCCGCCCCAAGGAGATCAAGACGATGATGGAGGATGGTAAGATTGAGGTGTGTCCCCTCGCCTATATGCGAGGTCGTACGTTTGATGATGCTTGGATCATCGGGGACGAGATGCAAAACTCCACCCCGAGTCAGATGAAGATGCTCCTGACTCGGATCGGATTTAATTCAAAGTTGGTGATTGCCGGAGACGTCATGCAGCATGACCGGGGGTTCGAACACAATGGACTTTCCGATTTGATTTTGAAATTGACCGAGTCTGAAAATATTCAACATATCCAATTTACAGAGGCTGACATTGAGAGGCACGAGGTGATCAAAGAGGTTCTTCGGATGTATCAGTAATTTTGTTGCGAAATATAAATGACTAAGAAGGGAGCTGTGATATCCTCGACCGATCCCAAAATTGTAACCAAAATTCTTTCACTAAAACCT